ATAGTATCATATAGAGAAGGATTTATATCAGAATATCCTTCATAATCACCAACTAGTATCATACTTTTATCTTATCATCTTTATTAAGTTTTGCCTGTGTATTTGGTTTTGGAATTGGTTCCAATTTTTTATATCTTCCTCCAGGACCAAATAAATTTCTTGTTCTAAAACCTTTATCTCTAAAAGTTTGAACAGCATTAGATGCTTCTTCTAAAAATTGTTTAAAAGTTTTCATTACGCTAGGGCAATTGCTCTAAAGTCTTTAAGTCTAACAGGAACACATTCATTGGTAGATGTCATTACAATCTTAATTGTAAATCCACTAAATTGTTCTAGATCGTTAACAGTAAACTGATATTCTGAGAAATCATCCTTACCATTTTTCTTAACTAAAGCATCTGCTCTACCATCATTATTTGCATCATCAATAACACTATCACCAAATCCATCACCATCAGTGTCAATTAGATTCTTATATCCTGGGAATGCTCTATATGTTGAAGATACTTCACTTGAATCAGCAGTAAACAGTCTATAGTAAACTCTAATATCGGCTTCTGGTTGAATATTACCAGCAACAAACACTTTTAATGATGTTGATGGTTGTTTTAGATTAACTCTCTTAGATATAAAGATAGATCCATGTGGATCACCACTTATAGCATTAGTTCTATCATCTGTTGCATAATTATCTTCACCTATTGGATTATTAATCTTATTTCTACCAAGAATGAATGTTGCATTTTGAACATCTAACGCTGGTGATAGGTTAGGATCACTAGATGTCATATCAACTGCTAATGTAATAGATTTATTCTTAGGTAAAGTATCCAATCTTTCCGATTCATTAATCTTAGAAGCAGCAAGTCTTGGCGTTGGGAAGAATGTAGTTTCATTAAGAATAGTTGGTTCAAATCCTTGATCAATGAATGATACTTCATTACCATTAGCACTTGTTCCACTAACCGTTCTAAATTGAGCACTAGCACGAGACATACCAGGTGTAATAACATTAAACTTAGCAGAAAGAGAACTAAACTGATGGTTTTGTGATATTCCAACATGTGATCCACCAACAGATCCTTCACTTGTAAAACTAAGTTGATTCTTTCCTGATACTCTATCACCAGTACCTCTATCTATTTCTAGATAATAATTATCAATATTAGCAAGATTTTGTAATGTTTGATTTGATGCGATATCATGATCAGTATTAATCTTAACTAATGGCATACCACCAACTTGATAAGTTTGAATACTATCTCCTTCAAAATGACTTAAAGCAACCGAATCACCAACACCTCTAGATGATAAATTTAATATATCACCTGGTGAAGTGATATAATCAACAATTTCTCCGTTAATTATTGCCTGTCCTCTATCAGTTGTAATTCCAGCAAAAATTGAAAACTCTGGCATAGTACTAGCAACAGAAACTTGTGTAGCACCTGATGACAAATCTTCTGTAATTACTGACTTAGGTGTATCTGGTTCAACTCCAGTAACTCTAATCTTATTATTAGAACCATGATGTCCATGATTATATTGTATCACTTCAAGAATATTTCCACTATTAAGATCGCTACTAACAACAGAATCTGCTGAATGTTTAGCATTATTACCTAAAAGTGTTCTTGTGTCATTTGCTGCTCCATAATGAATAATATTATCATTAGTAACAAATTTCTCACCTTGAACATCAGTTAAGAATAAAGTATCAATATTTGCTGTAATATCAGTTACTACAAACTGAGCACCAGCACCTCTATTCAATCCTGACGATTCATCAACATCAAGAGTTAATACTTCATTGACAACATATCCAGTTGCAGATCCAGATATACTATTAATTGATTTTACAATTCCTTTAACATTATCAATTGTAATGTTTGCAGTTACTCCTGATCCACTACCATTAGATGAAATAAATTTAGCAGCAGAAACATTCTGATCACCAGTTTGTTGAGCAAGAGTACCTGCTGAATATCCAGCACCTCCATTAATAAGTTTTAATTTACCACTTACTATTGGACCACCTCTATCTTCAATTATACCAGTAATTGAATTGTCTTCTTTATCTGTAATTAAACCAGTACTAATTTTTCTTCCAACTGGAATAAGTTCAGCTTCCGTTTCAGTAACATTAGTAATAGAGCACTTAAGTTTTCTTGGTAATGTTCTAACTGGGTTAGATGGTAATGGATGTGTATTAGCATTACCAGGTTCAATAGAAGTATTATAGAAAGTGGCAGTTCCAGAAGAAACAAATGATGCCTTTTTAAGTTTAAATTTAAGGTCTTGATACTGACTTGGTGTCCAAATCGTACCATTTTGAGATTTAAATAAACTACCACCAATATATTGCTTGGTCACAACTCCCAATTGTGATTGATCACTAGTTGCTGGTAATCCAACAGGAAGAGTAACATTCTTTTCTCCCATAGTGGCAACCCACATTTCAAATCCATCAGATCCTGGTGATAAGAATACTAAAGCATATTCTCTACCAGATTCCAAGAATACGGGTGATGGGAATTTAATTGTAGTTGCTAAAGAAGCATCCTCTGAAACTTGAATATTATCGGGGTGTAATGTAGTTTGAGCATAATCCTGAACAAGGAAACTTGTAGGTGTTCCTAGTTCTACAGTTCTTAATTCAACAAATACTTTAGCATTATCATCTTTAGTTTTAAAGAATACATCAAATGAAGTTAAGAATGCTCCAGTTTCATCAACCGTAAATGATTGTGCTAGAGGATCCCTATAAGGTGCTTCTACTCTTACGGTAGAAGAATCTGAATTTACATTTACTGTAGATGTAATCTCATTAGGTTTCTGTGCTGGTGGGGATGGGTTCCTAAGACCAACAGTACCTGTAGTTTGAGTCAAAATAGTACCAGTTCCTGAATAGGTTCCTGTGGCATCACTAGAAAGAGCACCAGCACCTGGAGGAACATATGATCCAGTTGTATTAGCAGTTATTCTAAATGTCTTTGTCCCAGTATAAAATAATACTGCTGGTTTAGGTGTCTGATTAGCATTTCTAAAGAAGAATGCTCCTAAAACATCTCCCCAATTATCAGACATTAAATCTGTATTTGTTACTGTTGCTTCAGTTCCTGTTGTTTCTCCAATAAGAGTTGCCCCTTTAATAACATATCCCCAATAATTATCACTATTTGCTAAAGTACTAACATCACAATTAAACAATACAGAAGTTGAAGAATATGTAGTAGCAGGAGCAGGTCTTGATAAATCAAATGGATCAACTGAATATTTCTCTACAGTAATAGCAGGATGACCTAATCCAGCAGCAAATTCTGGTCTATTTGTGTCACCAAATTTATGGTTTGGTGCTTGTGCTTTAACATATCCTATCTGAACGCTTCCGTTCATAACTTTAACATTTTCACCTACAGCAAAACCAGAAGTTCCTGATGTTGTTGTAATTTCAACTAGTTTAGGGAAGATATCAGGTACACCACTATCCAATTTATGAATATGCTTTGTATCTGGTTTTAACCCATTAGCGGCAAAATATACATTCCTAGATCTCATAAATGGATCTGTTGCACCACTTATTTTAACACTTTCAATATAATCAAACTCTTGATTATCACCAGTCATTTGATTGGTGAAACTAGTTTCTACTGTTTGTGTTGTAGTCGTAGTAGTTGTAGTTGTAGTATCAGTGTGATTTCCATCAAATTGATCTTGATCTGCTTCAATTTCTTCGGAAGTTACAGTTACATCAGTATCAACCGTAGTTGTATCTGAAACCACATTTGCTATAGTATTCCAACTATTTCCTGTTGATTCTTGTCTAAAATTATCAATATAGATTGTTCTAGTCCAGTTATCTGATGGTGGATCTAATGAAATAGCACCAACATATACAATAACGTTAAATGGGTTAATATTTTCAAAACCAGATGCCTGTGGTTGATTAATCCAATCTATTTCATCATATTTAAGAGTTATTACATCACCAGTCTTCTGACAATTTGGATCTAATAAACTTAAATTAGATGATAAATCAGCAGTTTGCATATCAATAGCAGGGTTAGCTCCTATCTCTGCTTTCATCGACCAAGAATCGACAGCACTAATTAATTCCTTGTTAACTACATCAACATCACATCTAGAACCATCTTCACCATTAAAATTGATAAAATCTCTATTTTTGAAATCATTAACAACAAAACCAGATTTAAATCTATTTGTTCCATCAGCATCAGTTACTTGAAGTGATTTTGTATCTAATTCAAGAGCAGTTAAAGAAGTCATTACTTCAAGATTGGAAATTCTCTTTTCAAGTTTTCCAATATCTCTCATAGTAAATCTTCTATTATCATACATTCTTATTGCTGGTCCTTTAACAGGATCATACAAATAAGGTGGTAATGTTATTTGAGCAATCTCCATAGAATCACCAACCTCAGTAGGTGGTGCTGGTTTATCAGCAGAAACACCTTTTATAAGTTTCACTTGCTCATTTTTATTAATGACTAACTTATCAATTCTAGGTAGATAGTAACTATAACCAACAATAGTATTCTCATCTGGAGTAACTACATATCTGGTTGTTTCTTCAAATATTCTATGACTATAGGCAAAAGGTGATTTTGCAGCAGTTGAAAATGGAAGCTCGGATTCTACAAACTTTCTAACTCTTGGTCTAAAATCAAGAACATCAGATCCTCTATTTCCAGCAATAGATGGAATATCATTAGTATATCTCTCCTTAGTGTATGAGTTTACTGTAAAGAAATCTCCACTTGTATTAGGAGCAACCTCATAGTAATCAAAAACAATTAATAGTCTCTTAGAAGGTTTAGGTGAATTACCTCTTCTTACAATTCTAGAATAATCTGAGAATTGCTTTCTATGACCTTTATCAAGAGTATAATTATCTGTTCTATCAACATAACTACCTTCTGTTACTTTCTGTGCTACAGAACTTATATTTGAATCTTTAAATGTTACTGTTTCACCCTTTACAAACTTATTTCCGTTAACATAAACAAACTCAGTTGTTGTAGCATCCTTTCTATTAACAACTTGCCCAATTGCTCTACTTTGAGAACCAATAATATGTTCACCAACAATAGTGTTAACATCCAGACCTAAACCAGAGACAAATTGCATCGAATCTAAAACAGGTGTTGCTGTATTTGTAGATTCATATACTGCCAATACCTTAACAGCATCTGGAACATTTAATGATATTTCTTTGTCTTCTATTCTTAATCCATAAGATTTACTTTGAGATAGACCATTTGCTTCAGTAGAAACATTACTTGATTTTACTACTTCAACTTTTTCACTTCTAATATAATTTTTTGTTCTACTAGAAAGACCTAATTTTCTTAAAGTAACATTTACATCAGCACTTCCTGAATTTTTCTCTAGTCCTTTAAAATTAATAACTGATCCACCAGTAGTAATAGTAACTTGATTTTCACGTAAATTCTCTATACGGCCATCAGAATAGTGAATAGAATATCTTTCAATGTCAAATGGCTCAAAAAATGCTGTAGTGATACCCAAAGCACCAGCTTCTCCTGAATCTTCAAAAGCTTCACTTGCGTTAATTGTTATTCCAGTGGCAGATATTGTTCTATTTTTAAGTTGTCTACTAATAACTAAGGTTGATCCAGAAAGATCCGCAGTAGCAACATTTTTCTTTGGTAATTTACTGTATAAACCAGAACGATTTAAATTTATAATCCTGGGAGACATTATAGAAAATGTCGATTCAGCTTTTGCTCCACCACTTAATTTTGTACCATTACAAGTATCACTAACAGTTTCTATAGTTTCAAGTGTTAGTTCATTAGTATCTACTGTTTCTACTCTATTCCATACTGGTACAGGGGTAGAATTGCCATCAACAGTACCTGCTACAGTATATTGAATAATAGCATCGGATTTTATACCAACAGCACCAGCAAATTTTCTATTTAAGCATTTTGCCTTATCATCCTCAACGGTAAGTAAATCACTTTTTGAGAAATTTGGTAAAGTTCTTGGGTAGAGAACCGCATCAGCACTAAAATCTCCTCCCATTCCACCAATATCCTTTGGTTGGAAAATTGATTTTATATCATCTGTAGTATATGTCGTGACTTTCTCTACAGTTGCTGTTGAAGTATTAACCCCAACATTACTTACACTTTCATTAAATATTACTTTTTCACCTTGTACAAAAGTTCCTGTCGTTTGTATAACGTTTATTTCATTGGTATTTGGATGATCCTCTACATATCCAATAGCACCACTACTTTGACCTCTTACTCTAGACCCTGATGGTGCTAAAATATCTTTTTGGTATGTTAATCCACCCTGACCTGGATCTATTTGAAGAGTTGTATAAGTTTGTACATCATATAAGAAAAGATCCCATACAGTGTTACCAACACCAACTGCTCTATCAGCAGCATTAAATGAATATACTCTAGCTTGCCCAACTACTGCTGATCCAACATCAAGTTGTGGATTAGTATCTCTACCATTAGTTCCCTTTCTTCTAGCATAAAGAGCAACTGTATTACCAACACCAACTACTGCTTGATTATTAGATATTTTGGTTCCAACATTAATAAAAGGAGAACCGCTAACATTATCAACTTTTATAAGACTACCCATTTTAAAGGGGATGCTCGCTGATTTTATCGATTTAGTATCTCTAGGTTTTTCAACATCAAGAACTGTAGTACCTGGTAAAGGAACATCAAATCCTCTAACATATGCTTTACCTGGAGATAATTTAACACACATTAAATCATCCGTTGGTGTAGCACCTTGATCAGTCTTTTCACTTTCTACATATAGTCCATTAGAACCCATTTCATCGTTAAGTGAATTCTGAACTGTTACATTGAATGGATCTATAGCATAGTTACCAGATTCATCATAAGTTCTCTTGGCAAGATACTTTCTTATCTCAGAATATTGAGATTGATTTTGTATCTTTTTAACTTCACCCTTTATAACTCTAACTAACTCTACAAAATTAATATCATCAAAATCGTCAAGTGCTTTCTTAGCTAATTTTGTACTGATTCTAAATCTATCAGCACCAGGAGCAGCGTAATTCGTAAACCCTTTAGCATTATCATTTAGACTAGCATCGTCATTTGACGTTATAATCTCTTCAACTATCTCAAATCCAACTCTATACGATGGTTTATTTGAATATGGTTCTAAAACAATTGTTTCTTTTGGTACGTCTACAAAAGTTCCTCTTAAGAAATATACACCTTTATCAACACCTACAGCAGAACCAGTTGCTGTTGGATTATCAGCAACTAATGTTAATACAGTATCTCCAGAATTTAATGTTGTATTACCGTAAGTAATATTTTCTTCCAGTATAATTATCTCACCACTTGGAAAATGTGTACTCTCTCCAGAAGTGTCTGAACTTGTATATTTGACAAATATTGTAATTTCATCAACACCTTCTTTTGGTGGTAAAATATAGTTTACAATCTTCGCATCAATTTGAGATGTTTGTCCCTTTATTTTTGTTCCACCATTCGCTATTAAAGCATCAAGATAAATGCTAATATCTATCCCCAAATGATCTGGGTTTACTTTACATGAAAAATATGTACTGTCATAAGTAACGGATCCAGGTATAACCATAGATCCTTCTTTAAATATATGATTACCAAATTGTTCTACTTGGTTCTGTAGTATTGATTGGAGTCCTGATAATTCTCTTGCTTGAACTGGATATCCAGGTTTAAACAAGACCTTATAATAGTTCTTCGCCTTATCAAAATCATCGTAATAAGGACTTATATTTAAATTAGTCTTTTGTGGCATTTTACTTTAGAATTCCAGGATGATTTTAACGTCTTCTTTTTGTCGCTCATTTCGAGCAATCAAAGGTCTATGGTCAATATAAACCAATTCCCCTGATCCTTTATTTATCTCGGATTTTGCCAACCCTTCTGTGAAGGCCATTCCTAGATCAACTTGCTTATTTCCAGTAGGATTGGTTGTAATTCCAGTATATCCACTGTTTATGTAACCCTTAAATCCAGAAGTCTTACCTTCAATAACACCATCAGTTGAAGTAAACTGATAATGCCTACCTAATGTAGATATTCCAATATAATCTGTTTGATCTTGAGGTCCACTATAATTTAATGATCTATCAGTAAAATACTTTAATACTTTAGTATCATTATCAAAAGAAGCAACATATGCTCTTGCTTTAACACTAGCACCTGTGTTAGGATCTGTTTGTGTTTGTTCAATTATTTCGCCAACCTGTGGATTTCCAGTTACCTTTAAGGTTGGATCTTGACTGCTTTGCTCATTTTTAAATAGCATAGCATCCAAAGATGAAAACTGATTATCATTAAAAGATGTTACTTGATCAATTTTAGTTGGATTTTTAACAATACCAACTACAGAGAATTTAGTATCTACAGGAAAATCTTTTGTACTATCATCAAATCTAGCATAGATTAAGATTTTATCTGTTCCCAATTCTTGGTAGATATCATATCCATGACCTCTACTTGGTGGAATAATAGGAACTAATTTAGCTGCTGATCCACCTGAATTAGTATTAACAGCACCTAGATCAACTAAACCATAACTATATCCTTTACCACCAGAAGTAACAGTTATATCAGTTATATTACCGTCAGAATTAACATCAACTCTTGCTTTAGCACCAGTTCCGTCACCAACAATATTAACTTCTTGGTCTGTTAAATTTGAGTAAGATTTTCCAGCATTTTCAATATATACATGCTTAATCTGGTTATTATTCAATAAAGAATCTCCATTCTCTCTAACTGCTCTTATTTGAGGATCTGTACTACTATTCCAATCATTAGGAACAGCAATATATTCAGTAGAATCAAATTTAATAATATCACTAGGGGAAACTGTGAAAAGATACTTCCACAAATAACCATCACCACTACTACCTGCTTTAGATGGTTCTAAATCAGTAAATGTTGGTTCATCCTGAGATACATTTCCTTTAGCAGTTTGAGAATCATTAGACCCATATCCACCATTATCAATACAAATATAAACTTTATACTCAGAGTTCATTACATAATATCTGGATCTATATAACTTATTCGCTTGAGTATTTGGACTCTGATTATCACGACTATAATCATCACGATAAATTTCATATCTTTCACCTGATTTCCAATCAACTCTTTTAACAACTCTTCTTATATTTTTTGCCTGTATTTTTTTACCAAACATCATAATATCCCCAACATGAGCATTGCTGGAAAAGCTATCAAGTGGTCTAGGTGTTTCTGATGACTTGTTCCAAGTCTCAGATCTACCATATCCTATTATACCACCCTCTTTTGTTTGAGTTGGGTTTGGCAGACCAATAAAAACGTAGTAATTATTATTCGTAACTGAATCTACAAAATTACTAGCGTTGAGTATTCTAAATTGGTCAGTAACAATCGCTGGCATCTTAAATATACTTTTATTGTTTATTTATAGTGATTATAATACTTGTAATCTAATAGCACCTGTATTCCTCAATCCCTTGAGAGAACCTAATGTGTTATTTCTTCTCTGAATTGTTGGGAATGTAGATAAACCAGAATCAATAGTAAGTCCAGTTACACCAATTGAAATTGGACTTGCTTCTCTAGTTGTAGTGTCTCCATACAATCTTCCCCAAGTAAGTTTACCCAAGCAAGTTGTTATTCCAGTATTTGAATTCAAATATTGACCAGTAGATGCTAAACCTACATGGTTTGTTGTGCTAAGTATATTACACTTAACTTTAGCAACCTTATCTCCAGCAACAGTTATTGAATGAACCTTATAGATGTTATCTAAGAAAGTTGTACCAACACCAACAACTGAAGTATCATGACTGTCAACAGAAGTAACACCATCACCAATAGATGTTTCTTTAACTAGAATTGGATATCCTGCCTGAAGTAAACTTGCTTGCTTACCATCAGTTACGTTAAAGAAGAACTCAAGAGCAAGTGGATGACCACCAGATCCAGTAGCAGTTCCTATACCAGTAATAATACCAGTAAATCCCTGTCCATACTTGATAAGATTAACATCTTCAGTCTTATACACTGGATTTTCAATTATTACTTGAGGTGCTACTGAATATCCATATCCAGAGCTAGTAATTGTTAATCCTGTTAGAGATCCATTTGTAAGTGTTGCTGTAGCAGTAGCAGTAGATCCAATACCAACACCAACTTCTGGTGGATTTGCTATCCTAACAGTAGGAGTAGTTAAATATCCTTTACCATTATCAGCAATTGTATATGAGGTGACCTCTGTATTTCCAGTACCAACATTATTACCCAAAACTAAAGTAACGTCGGCAGGAGATTGATCCGCAGGTGCTGGCATTAAGATACTGTCTACAGCATCCACTGTAATACCATAACGCTCAGAACTAGGAATACGAAGTGGACCTTCTTCATAGAAGAAAATTTCAGCATCATCTACAAATATTCCATCCTGTAGATCAAGACCTATACCAGAATCAATTTTAACATCTGAGATAACCTTTGCTGTTGGATAAACACAAGGTTCAATAGATTCTCTATCTTTACTTACTAAACTACCTTCAATAATTTTGTCAACCTTCTGTTTCTCCCAATCAACAGGTCTCCATATAAAGTCATCTAAACTATCAATACCTGGACCAGTGTAAATATCAGTTTCAAGTATATCTGAAGATAATATTTCTTTAACTGTTCTATTTCTATTCTGATCTTCCCTACCAGGAACATAACGAAGTAATCTAATATCATCACCTGGTTTTATTGTTTCTTGAATATCAATAATTTCAACATCAATACCCCTTTGTCCAAGATAGAAGAATATATCAACTTTATCCCCAGTATCTGGTGCTTCCGTAAAGGTAAATGTTGCACCACCTTCAAACTGATAAGCAATACCAGGTGTTTGAATAACACCATTAACAAAGATAAGCAATACAGCATTTAAATCAATATCAGAAGATATTGAATCATTTTCATCAGTTTCAAAACTCAATAATTGTCCATTGAAGAATAGTGGGAATCTCCTTCTAATACCATTTTGAAGGTTTTCAATATTATCAATAAAATCTATTTCACCAAATTGCCAAGCAGAGAAGTAGTCATTAAAGATTTCAACAACTTCAAGTTCAAATTCTTTAATAGGTTCTTGTAATTCAGAAGATGTTACTAATCCTTCTGGTTTAAATCTATCACCAACTTTGAATGAATGTCCTGCTCTTGATATAGCAAAATCAGATATCTCAAATAATGTTGATCCTATACCAACAGCAGTTGAAGCAGATCCTACTTGTAAATTAAGTAGTAAGTTTTTACCAGTATCTGTAGTCTTACCAATACCCAATCTAGAAACACCAACTATTGGCATATCTTCATAAACTGGTTGAGGAACCATTATTTCTGGATTTACATATCCAGATCCACCATTCACAATAGTAAATTCTAAAGCACCACCAGTACCAGCAGGAGATTTACCAACATTTACAGTAAACTTCTTAGTAGAAACAATACTCTCTACACCAATAAATGTATCATAATATGGATCAGTTGTCCTTGGATAAGCATGATTTGTGGAGTACTGATCTTTGTTACACTGGAATGTTAATGATCCAGTAGCAAATTTAACTCTATTATTTGCTCTCTGAATATTATTTGCTATAGAATCAGCATATTGATGTGCTGAAATATTTGTAGAAGGTAGTGTTGATAATGCTTGAATTTCAAATTTATCAGCACCGTCAATTGTAATTTGAACCCACTTGTTAGATAAAGGATCAGTCTTTCTTGGATAAGAATGCTTAGTAGCATAATTGTCCTCAGAACACTCAAAGATTATAGAATTATCTTCTATCTTAACCCAATCACCAGTAGAGAATCCATGATTAGTGGTTGTAGTTATGGTACAAATACCAGCTCTTGGATCATATATTGCGTTATTTGTAGATAAAGTATCTGAAGCAGTAAATCCATGAACAGCAGCAGTAGTTACCGTCATGATACCAGACTTAGGATCATAATCAGCAGTATTAGCAGTAAATGGTCCACCAACATCAGCAACTACGCTTTCTATTTGTATGGGTTTTCCAACATTACATGTAATCTTTTGAGCAGTTACTGCTGTAATTGCTAAAGCAGTATTATATGCTGGATCACTTGGTCTTGGATAAGCATGATTTGATCCATGAGAATCAGCATCACATGTCATGATTATTGCTTTGGGAGCAATAGTTACTGTATCACTAGTAGTGAAACTATGATTACCGATTGTTAATGTGAAGTCTCCTGTACTTGGAGTATAAACAGCATTACTAACATCTCTCTTAACACCAGCAATAGTAACAGCATCACTTATAGAATCAACATATTTGTGTGTTCCAATAGCATTTACAAACCTATGTCTGTTTGGTGCTACCATTGCAGTTACAACTGCTCCAGTTCCTGCTCCACCACCAGGTCCAATATTAGTTAATAATGTATTCTGTGAAGCACCAGTAATAGGTAAGAATGTATCATATGCTGGATCAGTTGTTCTTGGATAAGTATGATTTCCAATAAAGTTATCTTTAGAACACTTAAAGGTTAGTGAATTGGTATCAATCTTCATTGATTTTGTTGCTCTCACACCCTTTGCTATAGATGAAACATAAGTATGTGGATAGAAACCACCAGACTTAACAGCACCAGCAGTAGCACTTACAAAAGTATGAGGATCTGTATTTGTTGAAGGTACAGTAGTCAATACTTGTAATGTAATAGAAGTATCTGTTACTGACTGAATTGGAATAGCAGTATTATAATAAGGGTCAGTTGATCTTGGATAAGATTTTTCAGCAGCAGTACCAGTAGCACCACCAAATCCACAACTAAACTTCAATGATAATGGATCCAATCTAACTCTCTCACCAGATTTTAAAGTATGGGTTCCTATTTCAAGTACCATCAATCCAGTTACTGGATCATAGCTTGTACCTGTTAATTGTGGAGTCCAAGAAACTAGTGGACTCATTCCAACCTGAACCTCAAACTTATTATTATTTGCTTGAGAAACTAATAACCACTTATCTCTTGCTGGAT